GTTTAACGTAGTTCTGTTGAAGTCCGGAGATAAACTGAAGCGACATTGATTGAACAAGAGCAAGAGCCGTACCAGATTTAAGAGATGCTTCTGGATTTCCGCGAGTAACTGAGTTAACTCCGGAAATAGTTTCAACCATACGCTCAAGCGTTTGAAGAAAACTAAAAATTTCTGGAGAGGTAGCAGTAAGAGCTAAAGGCTCGGGCTTAGCATTACCTTCGAGAATATTTAACGCTCCTTCAAGGGAGTTAATGTCGAGATCCGCTCCACGAGGAACGAATAAGTTTTGTACACCAAACGCTGATTGGTTGGTAAGGATAGTACTATACAAAGAGTTTATCGCTTCCTGTATTGGGAAAATATCAAACATCGGAGTATATCCATAAGGAGTTCCCATGTATTCACCAGCAGAAATACGGTATACCGGAATATCGCGGTATGGAAGCGGTAAGTCAAGAAGCGTTAAATCTGAGTCTAAGAAAAGAACGTAGCGACCGTCAGGCATTGCTTCGGTGCGCTTATGAAATAATTCGTACACAGGGATGTCATCGGTTTGATCGTTAGAAAACATGGACAAACGATACGAAGTGGTTGCCATGTTTTTAGTTTGCATACCAAGAATACGTTCTTTTAATTCAGGATATTTAGCTGCTAAATTAAAACGGTTTTGAAAAGTACGAACAAGAACCCATTCGTGGTCCCAAGATTCCTTGGTTCCATCAAATACCACATCAAATGGAGAAAGCGTATTAAACTCGATCTCTCCTTCAAAATTCTTTTCTCCAGTTTCAGGATCAAAGTCGTAAAGCTCTCCAGCAGTAGCATTCCACTCAAGGCGAATAAATCCGCTGCCAAGAACTACAGCCATTTCAGTGGCACGGCGGATGCAGTCCTCAAGACTTTTTTCTCTCATGTAATAATCGAGAATACCATTAGCGAGATAAGTTTGAGCAAGTGATTTATAATCAGTGTTTACCGCTCTCGCCTCCATTGTAGGGCGATTTGCAGTAATCATGTTCAGCATATGCTGTCCAATATTGCGGAAATGATTAATAGCAAGTGAAGAAAGTTCCCCTTCTTCTCCAGTAAAGCTTACGCGATGGCTGTCTCCAGCAATAGTGGCGTTGTACTGTCCGTGATAATATAACCAATTTCTAACTAACTGATCTAAATAATAATTTTGTGAGAGTACGTTATAAAATGAGCTTGCGCGAGTAAGTGCTTCAGACGCAACCTTATTAGCCTCGTCTGCTGCCCAATATACCTCACCTTGACTGACTTTATTGTCTACACTGTAAATACTCATTAACGTTTAACCTTTAAATTTAATAACTTACGATACACATTTTCGTGTTCTATAGGTTTTTTAATATTCAAACCGAATAAATCTTCACTTCTAGTTGTTAACCCATAGCCTTTTGGATACGGATTATGCTTAAAATCTACAGCCCTTAGTAAATAGGCTAACGCGTCTACTGCATCGTAGTGAGAACCTTCTGGACAACGAGAGAACGTATCCTTTGCGGTAGCTGAAGCCCACTTTGCATTTTTTAAATGCCGTATTGTGACTTTACATTTCGGGTTAACTATCAACTTATTGTTTTGCACCATGAGCCTTAAAAAGTTAATGGCTGCGTGTTTGTCATCTTTCTTTGCTGCTTCAAATCGAACCTGATAGTTGGTAGCTTTTAATATTTCGTTAATAGCAATCAAGTTGTGATCGGCTACTCGCTTTTTAGGCTTCATGAATTCGCCAGTCATAGGGTTAGTAAACAGCCTTTCTTCTACTTTTTTGATGTCCCACCCTAAAGTATGCAGGTGCATCTCTTGTCCGTAGGTAACAAGCTCGTCTTCCACTACAATTTTGTCGTTTTTAAAATCGTAATACGCAAAGATTACCACAGTCCAGTCTTTATATCCCAAATCCATCGAAACATATGAGTCGTAAAAAGCGGGAGTCTCCCATTGCTTGATTAATTCCTTTTCTTTGTCTTCGGTAAACTCAGGAATCACAGTTCTAACTGACGATTTAATAATTTTACAAAATAATTCTCGTTGAGTAGCGTCGCTGTTGATACCGCCAAGCTCCATTATCAAATCTTCTTTCTCTTTTTTGTCAATTCGAGGGTTATCCTCAATAGTTTTTACTACAAGTGAACCCCTAGCGTCAGCTTCTTCAATATATCGAATAAAATCGTGTTCAATGTCTTCGGGCGGAGTGGAAGCGAGTAAAATTTTACCTTTTGTGATAAGAGTGGTAGGCAAAAGGATGTCTCTAATGCAATAAGCGAGGTCAGAACAGCTACCTGCCTCGTCCACAATTGCAAGATCAGAGTCGCCTCCTCTCAATCGCTCAGCAGATCCACCGTCCGTACCGGAAAGTTGTATTTCTGAGCCATTTGGGAAGTAGAAAATGTTGTCTTTTGCTCTATAGTCAGGCTTTAAATCATCGGGACAAGTCTCTAATATCTTTCTCATCAACGGACGAATGATAAGATTGACCTGTACTCGGGTAGGAGCGAGAAATTTAACGATTGCTCCGTTCTTTCTTAAACAAGTTTCGATGGCCAGAACGCACAAAGCATAAGACTTACCCGAACGACGAGCCAAAAGCCATGTTTGTACACGATGCTTGGTGTTATAATACAACTCATATAGCTCATTATTATCCACCACAAGCTTTAAAAGCTCATCATCGCTTAATTTTTGAACACTGACATCAGGGGTATCTTCTTTAGCTTGCCTAATATCAGATAAAACGGTGGTGTATATTTGGAATTTTTTAGCTTCTTCAAGCGTTAGTTCCCGTGAAACCGCCCGTTCCTTGAGCAGAGTAATTTGTGCTTCGCAAATAAGCTGTTCATTTGAAATACCCAGAGTATTTAACTCAGGTATGTTAATACCTAACTGAGGTAAGTTACCCTCAAGCATCGCTTTAAGGGATTTAATTTCATCTTTTTGACTTTCTACTTGTTTTTTAAGTTCAACAATAGTACGAAATTGAGTGTCGCTATATTCTTGAAGCTCGGTAAATGACTTTTCTAAGTCGTTAACGTCTTTCATACATATAGTTGTTAAGCTCTAGGAACCGACTACTCTTCTTTGTTAAGAAGTTTTTTTAATTCTTCAAGTCTTTCAGGATCGTTTTTATATTTTTCCAATAATTCGTTAAAGTAATTACTAGACGCTTTCTCTCTTGCTTTGTCAAAGTAATCTTTTGGAAGATTTCTTAACCTTTCCAATTCTTTTGAATTAGCAGCTTGCTCAAAAGTCTCCATTTGGCGAATTGGACCACTACGCTCTTTTGCTAATTTAATTCTATCCATCATGCTCATATCAGCAGGAAGTTCATTACCAACAGCATTGCCGTATTTTTTAATCATTGGCGTAACTTCTTTTTGCGCAGAGCCTATAGCCTTACCTACTTTTGGAAACTTAACAGACCCTATCATAGCCAAAGGGTCCATATACATAGGCGGTCTATCTTTATATAAATTTTGCATCTCAGGATTAAGCTTAGAAATCTGATCTTGAGTGGGAGTGATTCTTACTGGATCAGGCAATAATGCTTGATATGCTCTATACATTTTACCTAACCCTTGTCCGGCAAGGTATTGATTAGGGAGCATACTGCTATCATCTTCCGGCAACTGCTCTGGCGGCTCTAGCATAACATCTTTAGCGTTGCCCAATCTTCGTTTCATGTCATCAATAAAACTAAAATTAGGATCGCCGTATTTAGGGTAGTTATTATCTGCCATATTATTCGCCTCTTAATGTTTTTAATATGCTATCTTTAGATGACATTTGCGATGGAGTTTCTTCTAACATTTCCATTATTTCTTCTCTGGAGGGGGTTGCTAAAGCGGGTTTACCTGTGTCGCGCAGTATTCTTTCGGCTTCTATTACATTTTCTAAATTAGCTGCATTTTTTGCTTTATTAGCAGCTATTGTTGCTAAATGTTCTGCCACATTAGGATTGGAAGCGAATGTTTTAGCTGCTGCTGTTTTTAATACTTTAGGTAAAGCTTTTTTTACAAAAGGAAGCGCACCTAATGAGGCTACATTCCCCCAATCTAATAACCAATCAGAAGCTAATTCTACTGGCTTACCGATTATTCCAGGAAGTTTACCAGTTTTAGTTTCTAGCTGTTCTCTAATGTCAGAACCTTCCACTTCTTTTTTAGGCTCACCGCCAAGCATTTCATAAATCTGTCGTCTTAAAGGACGACCTGTTACATTATCTACTACCCTTAATGCTCTTAATGGCGCATCAGCAGTTT